GTTTGCAAATCGCAGCTATTTGACACTTTGTTAATTTGTTTTTTTGTCATTTGGGACACATGAGGCCGAGCGATGGCAAAACGAAAAACATCATCACCGAAGACGAAACGCAAACGTGCACCACGAAAGAAAAAGCCGGTCGTTGAAACCACCGAGGCGAATGACGATTGGGGAATGACACCTCGTGCACAAAATCTGTTGATCCGACAAGCGGCCAGGTGGAACACCGAGGCAACGAACAAGGCGATCACCGATGCCGAAAAAGATAAGGCCGCAAAGGACCGACAGACGTTGAAACAAATTGCAATCGCGGCAACGGCGCGTAACATGAAATCTGAGAACGCACGAGTCAGTAACGGTGCGGTGAGAAACCTGATTGCAATGGAAAAAATGAATCAGGAAGACGAGAAACCGGCAAAGCAGGTATTGCATGCTCACGTCGCAGTTAAGCCAAACGAAGATCGAATCGCTGCTCTCGCTGAACGACTCGGACTTGGAAGCGATCTTATCGAGGATGCCGAGGGACAAGGCAGTAGCGATCTTGCGACAGATGCAATCGACGGTACATCCACCCAAGTCTGATCGACCGAAGCAATCCAACACGCAGTACATGCGTGATTACATGTCAGACAAACGGGCGTCTGAACGTGACATGCAGATCGTTGAGGGTGAACCGAGCGAACGACGGGTAAGGGCAGAATCTGATTACCTGTTTGGTCTGCGTGAATACTTCCCGCACAAGTTCACGAATGAGTTTACGATCGATCAACAATCGATGATTGGTGCGTTCATCGAGCGTGCCAGGTACGGTGGTGCACAGGGAATTGCCGGTCCGCGCGGGGAAGGTAAGACAACGATCGTGGTGCACATGACGATCCTTGCGATCCTACATGGTCTGTTGGAGTTCCCGTTGATCGTTGCGGCCACTGGTGATCATGCCACCGAGATACTTGATTCCATCAAGGATGAGTTGGTCAGCAACGATCGTTTGCTGGAGGACTTTCCACTTTGCTGTCGCGTTGCCAGGTACGTTGAATCGGCACCACAGAAAGCCATGTCGGCAACGGTAAACGGTGAGCGAGTTGCGATCGCATGGAAAGCCGATCGAATCCGATTGCCTAACGGTGCTGTCGTTCGCACGAGAGGTATCACCGCCGCGTTTCGTGGCATGAACGTCAGAGGTAAACGACCGGATCTAGTAATCCTGGATGACGTGGATACGAGGGAATCCGCGGACTCGGAGGAACAGACGAACAAGCGACGAGATACGATCGAACAGGACATTGCCGGACTTGGTGGACCGGGTAAGAAGATCGCATTGGCGATGTTGTGCACGGTGATAAACCGGAAGTGTCTGGCGTTTGAATACACCGATCCGGTGAGTAAGCCAGCATGGCGTGGCAAGCGTTATCGGATGTTGAACGAGAAACCAGATCATCCTGAAATGTGGGATGAATACATCCGGTTGCGGCTCGATGGTATGGCCACAGGTGACGACATCGAAGGCATCGCAGCGAACCAGTTCTACCTGGACAACCGGCAGCAAATGGATCAGGGAGCCGAGGTCAGCAATCCAGCGAGGTACATATCCGATCTTGGCAGCGACAGTAAACCGCTCGAGCATTCCGCGTTGCAACACATTTACAATTTGATCGCAAACGGAATGAAAGACGGAAAGGATGGATGGCGGCATTTTGAAACGGAATACCAGAACGATCCACCGGCCGAGGAAGGTCCACAGACATCGGGACTGACAGCCGATCTGATTCGTACTCGGTTATCTGGTCTACCTCGAGGTATCGTTCCTGGTGCGGCCAGTGTCCTCACAGCGGGACTGGATATCGGCAAGCGTATGATTCACTATGCGGTCACAGCGTGGGAACAGGGTGCACGTGGAACGGTTGTGGACTACGGAACGCTCGATGTTTTCCCGCGAGATATGCAAAGCAACCAGGCGGTTGATATCGCGGTACGTCAGGCATTGCATCGATGGCGCGATGATGTTCTATCGAATCCATACACCAACGCAGACGGAAAACCGGTTGCGATTAATCTTGCGTTGGTCGATGCTGGTTATGCGACGGATGGCGTTTACGGATTCGTCAAGGACATCGGTGGAGTTGGAGCTGCACCGTATCAGGGCGTCGGTGAGGTGGGCGATACGAAAGCGAAACTACGATCAGCGGAAGGTAAAGAATGGCAATGGTACAGACAGCCGGACGGAATGTGGTTGATGATGGGCAACGCCGATTGGTTCAAGAGCTGGACACACGAACGGTTTTTAACACCGGTCGGCCGTCCCGGTTCGTTGACCCTGTTTGGCAACGACCGGAAATCACATATCAGTTATTCGCAACACTTGGTATCGGAGGTGGAGGAATCGACCTTCGTGCAAGGCAAGGGATTGAAGAAACGTTGGAACAAGCGGACCCGTGACAATCACTGGTTCGATGCGACTTACATGGCAGCATTGGCCGCGATGGAAAAAGGGATCAGACTGATTCAGGTTCCGGCACACGCGGCGCGTAAACGATCGAAAGGTAAACCACCGGCATCTGGTCGATTCGCAACTCGGCCAGGTGGATGGGTACAAGGAATGAAATGAAGCAACAATCAACAGTGCCTGTAATAAAAACTTGGTATCGCTGTGATGAGTGTTTAGACAGAGCAGTTCATCGCTGTTGGGGCTGTGAAAATGATCTTTGTGATGTTCATACTTCAGCAGTGTTGTTCAACCATCCGTTTTTTGGTTGTGATAACGGTGACTATCCTGAATATTTGTGTTATCGATGCCAGGAATTGTTAGAAAACGTGCGAACGAAAGGTAGAAAATGATGGCAAAGAAGAAAGCAACCAAACGGGCGGCCAATCGTCCAAAGACAAAAGCGAATGGTGAACGTGTTACACCGGTGACTGGTGTGCCAGCATCTGATTATTGGGTGGCAACAGATTGCACTGTTTGTAGGTCAGAAAATACCTGGTGTTACAACACATCCAACGGAAAACATTATTTCAAATGCAACCGATGTGGATTCACATGGGCGAAGAAAAAACGAATCCGTAAGTCTCCCGGAAAACCCGGTTGATGACACGAAAACCCCCACCGCACCGCGATACAAAGCCTCGCATCACTCACGCCCAATAGCGTCGAGCCCTCGGCACCGATGGTATTAACGACCGTCTCTTTTTCTGGCCGCCGTCCAGTTGGCATCTGCCATGTACATCGCTCTGGGCCTTGCGGCCATCCCAGCACTGGATCTCGGATTTGTCCTGTCAGCCTTGTCGTCGCAACGGTGGGATCTGACAGCGGTGATCCCTGTGGCACATGTGCCTGGCTGAATGTTAGAAGAATCTCAGGTGGGATTTAATACCAGGGTACTAGGGCTGATCCTAACGACCGGCATTCCAGCACGACATATCAGGCGTACAAGCCAATAAAGTGCCACACAGGGGCACACAGAAGGCCCTGTTCGGTATGAGTTTGGTATGAGTTCGAACTCATACTCGACTCCCACATGTAGTGATTTACCGTGTCGACGGTATGAGTTCGAACTGAGTCTCAAAATGAGACGACTTTGGTAATCTGTTATTCTTTTGCCCATCTTACCTAGCCTATGATCCCTGGCGTTACACGACTCCAGGGATCTTCTCATGGCTGATTACTCGACTGCTGCGACCAATGCAGAAACCGCGTTGAACAATTCGCTCGACGGTGGTCTGGTCGAGGAATACGAGATCACCGAAACGAGCCAGCGGATCAAACGTGGCAACGTCCTCGATCAGGTCAAGGCAACCGCATTGGCCGAAGGCTTGGCCGCGAGACGATCGACCGGACTCTTCCGACTCGGCAAACCAACCAATCCAAAGTCGTAATGCTCGGTCAAGTCATAGACAAAACGATTGGTGTATTCAGTCCCGGTTGGGCTGCCAAACGGATGCACGCGCGGGCCATCCTGCAACGTGGATACGATGCGGCCAAAACCGATCGAACCAATAGCCGCTGGTCCACACAGAACCGACATCCGGATCTGGAACTCCAGGGCGATGCCGACACGACTCGAGCCAGAGTTCGTGACCTGATCCGAAACAACGCATACGCCAAAGGCATCTTGCGGGCATTGCTTCGCAACGTCGTGGGTGTCGGAATCAAACCACAACCGCTGACGGCCGTCGAGGATTTCAATCGTCGCTGCGAGGATCTGTGGAACGCGTGGAACGAAGAGGCCGACGCTGCCGGTCGTCGGTCCTTCTACGAGATGCAACAACTGGCCTACAGCGAAACACACGAAGCTGGCGAGGTTCTGATCAACCATGTCGAGCTTCCCAACGACCGCGGCCGAGTTCTGCCATTTGCAATCGAACTGATCGACGCTGATCGAATCGCCGGTGATCACATGTTTCCCAGGTCGATCAACAACGACACGGGCAACGCGGTACGCCGAGGTGTCGAAACCGATGCACTTGGCCGAACAGTGGCATTCTGGCTGTACAACACGCATCCGAACGATGTGAACACCTACGCGGCACGACCACAACGGATATCGTCTGAATCATTCGTTCATCTGTTCAAACAAACCAGAGTTGGCCAGACCCGTGGCATATCGACGTTTGCGCCGGTCGTTTCCTGGATCAAGTCGCTTGGCTACTACACCGACAACGAACTTCAGGCATCGGCCGTAGCTTCCTGTTTCACGGCCGCTGTTACCACCCTTGCAGGTCCGGCTGATGGATCACTCGGTGATGCCACCGATGACGACGCCACCGACAGCGACTCCAACACATTCGAATACCTGCAACCTGGAATGGTCGCGCGACTATTACCGGGCGAAACGATCGATTCGATCAATCCATCACGACCCAACGTTGACGCCGGCGCCTGGATCAGCCTGATGATTCGCTCGATGGGTTCTGGAATGGGCGTCAGTTACGAACGGATCGCACGAGACTACAGCCAAACGAACTTCAGCAGCAACCGTGCATCCGACCTGGAAGACCGCCGCGAGTTCCGAATGGATCAACGTTGGTTGATCAGTCGTTGGCTCAAACCGACTTGGGTGAAGTTCATCACCGCCTGCGTGATCGCCGGCAAAAAGGGATTCCCGTCGGTAACCCAATTCCTGGCCGATCAGGACACGTACACAAAGCACGAATGGCAACCGCCTGGTTGGGAATGGGTTGACCCGAAACGACAGGCAGAGGCCGCCCAGTTGGCTCTGCAATCCGGTTTGACCAGTCACACCGATGAACTGTCGATCCAGGGCAAGTCGTTTGCCTCAGTGGTTGACCAACGTAAACGAGATCAACTACGGCTCGCGGAAGCCGGACTATCCGACGAGGAAAATGATGCCGAAGAAACTGAACAAATTGCGACGGTCTGATCCATCGGTGACGGTGATCTATCGTGCTGCAACCTTTGGTGATCAAGCCAGGGAAGACGATCAATCCGTACCTGTAACGATTGCCACCGAAACACCAGTTGAAATATTCGATTGGCAGCGAGGCGCGGTGGTCAACGAAGTCATGCTGATGGACGGTTTGGAATTCCCTTCACAGATTCCAATCGTTGACAGTCACGACCGTTCAACCGTTCGAAACATTCTCGGTTCGATCAGGGAGCTTGAAGTCAAAAACGGATCGTTTGTTGGTCGAGCCTTTTTCAGTCGTAAGGAATCGGCCGTTGAAACCTTTCGTGACATCCAGGATGGACACGTAACGGATTTCAGTATCACGGCACAACCAACGAATGTTCAGTTTGTCGAAGAAGGCGAAACAACAACAGTTCGAGATAGAAACTTTACCGGACCACTGAAGTTGGTTTCGGCAGCCAGAGCAATTGACGGGTCAGTTGTCGCCGTTGGTGCTGACCCAAACGCAAAAGTAACACATGCAATGCGTGCATATGTGGAACCAAACGTTTTACTTGAGGAGTTTGAAATGACCGTATTGCGCGAATTGGCAATCAAACATGGAATGCCCGAAGATCACGAAGGTGATGTTCAACGATGGCTTGACGATAACGTCCAACGCAAGCCTGCGCCGAAACCAGAACCGGCACCCGTGGCAGATCCTGTAGTCCCTGTAAAACCGGTTGTGACTCCACAACCGGCAAGCGGACCAACGGCACATGACGCCGTGACTCGTGCATTGGCCATTCGTGATCTGTGCGAAAAACATGGCATCACGATCGAACGTGCCAATGCCTGGATCGCTGACGACAATACCACGATCGATCAGGTGTCACGCCAGATCCTCGACGAACTCCAACCGACCGGAAAACCAGTTGGCCAGGTGCAACCTGTTGATTCGGCCGATGACAAATTCTTTGACGCCATCAGTCACGGACTGACGATCAATTGCCTTCGCAACGCTCGACTTAATCCGCACATGGCACTACAACGTGCACGCGGTGTATTCGGTGAAGGTGATCAGGCTGTCAGTTCTGGTTCGTCTGATCCTGATGCGATTGCCCGTAGTCAGGAACTGGTGCAAATCTTCGAGAAGCCTGCTGTCGGTGCGGAGGATTTCCGCTACGCCAGTTTGTCTGATATCGCACGTAAGTTTGTCGAACGTGCCGGTGGAAAAACCTTCAACGTTCCCAAGCACGAAATCGTCCGACAGGCGATGGCGATGCAACCGGTCATTCGGATGGGTTCGGCCTATCACGATCGTTCGAGCTTTACGAATCTGCTATTGGATGCCAGTAACAAAACCCTGTTGGCCGGTTACGACGAAGCCGACGTGACCTATCCGCTTTGGGTTCGAACCGCACCGAGTGCGGCCGACTTCAAGACTCTCAATAGAATTCGTTTCGGTGAAATCCCCGATCCTGAAATCGTGCCGGAGAATGCCGAGTACAAAGAAAAAGCCGTGTCGGATGCGAACGAAAGTTACGCAATCGAAAAGCACGGTTCGATCTTCTCGATCAGTCTGGAAGCGGTTGTCAACGACGACCTGAATGCCATCAGTCGTATCCCAATGATGCAGGGTGCGGCGATGCGACGGAAGATCAACCGATCTGTCTACGCGATCTTAACCGCGAACGACACGTTGGTATCTGATTCGATCGCGTTGTTCCATGCGACCAGTCATAACGCCAACCTCGATACCGTGGCACTTTCCGCCACGTCGATCGGCACTGGATTTACGGTGATGATGACCCAATCAGGTTTGGACAGTAACACCATCCTGAACATCATGCCACGATTCCTGATTGTTCCGGCTGCGTTGGCTGCAACTGCGTTGACGATCGTCAACAGCACGGCTGATCCGACTGTTGGTGGTGACGTTACCGGTTCGTCCGGTGTGGTCAATATCTACGGACCTGGACAGACGCGACGACTGATCCCGGTTGTCGAAGGACAACTCGATGCCGACTCCACAACCGCATGGTATATGGCGGCATCGTCCAGCCAGGTCGATACGGTTGAACTCACTTTCCTACAAGGTGAAGAGTCGCCTTCATTGACTCGTGAAGATGGCTTCGAAGTTGATGCGATCAAATACAAGATTCGTCAGTCGTTCGCGCCGAAGGCGATCGACTTCCGAGGTTTGTACCAAGGCAATACCTAATACCTTTCGATAGCGCAGTCAGCGGCCGTTCTGCCCGCTGTCGCTGGCTGCGTTTTCTTTTTCTGTTAGACACGTCACCGGCACGTTGAGAAAGACCGGGTTTGGAGATTTGATCATGGCTGGAATTCAAGACTTTTGGGAATTCTCAGATGACTTCCTCGGTGGTGGAACGTTCGGCACAACGGCATCAGAGAATGATCCGTGGGTTGTTACTGACACATCCGCCGCTGGGACACCGACATATACCCGTTTAGACCACGGTGAAGCGACTGGTACGTTTGCGCCGGGTGTTGCCGAGTTGGCACTAGAGGCAACCTCGGAAGTACAGAACGTTTGTTTGTCATTTGGTGATAAGCTGGCATTCGATATCGACAATACATCTGCCTTCGAATGCCGCATTCGGCAGGGTCAGGCAACCGTTGATACTACCTCGTCAATCGCATGGGGATTGATCGGTGATCGCAACGATGCATTGGACACAATCGCCGTTGCAATGATGTTCAAGATTACGGCATCCAATACCGTTGTCTGGGAATACGACGACGCATCCAATACGGCAGATGATCAGACGACCGGTGGATTGGTTTTGACCAATGCCTGGAAGCGTTTCAAGATCGACTGCTCTCTCAAAACGGATGTGAAGTTTTACATGGACGATGCTAACGGATCGTTGGTTCGTGTCGGTTCTGGTGTTACGGCAACGATGGCTAATCATACTGGTGGTCTACAGCCGTTTTTCCAGATTCAGAAAACCGCTGACACGAACGCTGATACGGTCGAAATCGATTACGTCAAGGTCTGGGGAACTCGCTAGATCGGTAACTGATGGGATTCCAGGATTTAGTATCGAGCGATCTTGACGGGCTCATTCTTAACGCGAGTGAGCTTGGCGAAACCGTAACGTACTATCCGATGGATGCCATCGACCGATCGATTGTTGTCATCGTGTTTAACGATGAACAACCGATGAATGATAACGCTGCAACGTGGATCGACGAGGAAATCCGAATCGTCTGCAATCGCAGTGCAACAACTGGTATCGATAACCCGCAGTTCGGTGACACGATCGTCCGAGCTGCGGGCATCGAGCCAGATCAACGGCCGTATGCCTTCGAAGGTTCAGCACTCGCCAAAACACGCGACCGCTGGACGCTAACATTCAAACGGCAAGGCCGAGTAACTCATGGTGCGGTTTAATGCCTACGGGCTCAATATCCGAAGCAATCGACATCGTCCATGTCGCACTATCCAAATCAGCAACGTTGCAGGCCGAAGCGGGTGAAGCAGAGGCAGTTGTAAAGCAGGAAAACATCTTCCTGTATCAAGACAGTAGCGTTGACGATCTGTCGGTTCTGAAACACGAACGGCCGATTATTGTTGTCGGCTACGAATCACAAAGGTTCGTTCCTGTTGCCTCTGGACCGTCAATGCAGGCATCGGGTTCGATCGCAATTCGGATCTACATTGACGACGATCCGCTGAAGAAAAACGGCAACGACAAATACTATGCGGCATGTGATTTTATCGGTGCGGTGATGGACGAACTGACCGACGAATTGGGTAGTGGAACCGCGGTTGATTTTGGCTGGGCATCGATTGAAATGGTTGAACCGATCGAACGCACACAATTGCAGTCGAGAACAAAAGTCGAGGATGTGTGGAGTTGTAAATACGTACTTGATCATGGTCTTTCGTAATGACGATTTGGCTTGGTTTTGACATTGAGATCACAGGCGAGATATCAGCCAGGGCATTACGACAAATGCGCCGCGAGGCAATGAAACGTACAGGTGCGTATTGGCAACAAAGACAATTGCCAAAACACTTCACGCAGACGGCCAGCACCGAATACTCAATGAAACGTCGCGGCCGAAAGTATCAATCGCGGAAACGCAAGATTGCCAGAAAGGGCGGCCGTGCACCTTTAGTGTTTACTGGCATGATGGAATTACTGATGCGGCGCAAGCAGGTCGTTAGGGCATTCCCAACTCGTGTTTCGATATCAATTCCAGGTCCTTCGTACATGTCGATGCGGCCAAAGGGCAATCGGCCGAATCTGGGTGAAGAGGCAACGCGGGTCAACACAAAAGACCAAGACGAGCTGACCAAAATCCACGATCAGGAACTGCAAAAACTGATCGATAACTACAAACCAACACGTCGTCGAAGGATTAAATAGATATGACCACTGCCTCGGTATTTTACCCTCACGCAATCGATCTGGACGCTGGGACGAATGTGATCAGCGAGTTGACAGACGTTACGCCAGCGATCAACTCGCAGGATATTGTCGAATACTCGGCCGCTGAAACGGCACCAATGTATGGTGGTAGTTTCGGTGCGATTCCCGATATCAATTTCACGACGCCTCAGATCAAAACCATTCTCGATCTGATCGACACCGAAGGCGTGTCAAAGGATCTGTCGGCCGCCAATGTTGATCTGTGGTATCGCAAAGGTGCGGCCAGTGGCAGTAGGACTGCAACTGCGACATTGGCTCACGAACGGTATCGACTGACAACCAATGCGATGATGATCCTGGGCAGCCTTGAGGCGTCTCAGGGTGCCGTCGCAACCGTGCGAACTCGATTGCTGCCAATCTGGGATGGCTCGACTGTCCCGATGGTTTTTACTGGATCATTGGCATTGTCTGGAACATCCGCGGCAAGTGAATTCTTCACGCTTGGAAAGGTCGATCTGAATGGTACAGACATTGGTGCCGTGCAAAGTCTGTCGATCGATTACCAGGTCGAGATGGAAGAGGTCCAAGATTCCGGTGAACCGTACATCAGTTACGGTGCGATCAGACGATTCGCGCCACGGGTAACGATAACGACTCGTGACACGACGCTACTGGGAACTTATGGCGTTGCCGGTACTGCATTGACCGCGAGTGATTTTTACTTTCGCAAGTTGAACGCAAACGGAAACGTGGTTGCGGATGTAACGGCCGGACACATCAAACTGAACGCAACTGCCGGTGTGATTCGTGCGAGAGAAATATCTGGTGTTCCAGAGTCGATGGTGTCGATTGAAATCGATCTACTCAAACCGGATGCCACAACCGCGCCACTGGTCATCACCTCGACGGCCGTTGCGATTACCTAACAGGACTTGTCATGTCATATTCCGCTGATCAATACAAAGCCATCCTCGGTGTCTCTGCCGCCGCTGCAAACGAAATGGCGGCTGGCCGAATGCATCCGACAGCGGACCAATTGGCATCGATGCAATGTGAACCAGAAGATGGGCAGATGAAGTTGGCACTTGAACCAGATGACGAGGAACCCGAATCGAAAGGTGACTGATGAGCGGATTGATCTATTTCATTCCAGACGTGAAGGGACTCGGCGTTGAGGGATTCCCATCCTACGGCCTGGGAGACGTTCTAAGCGACGTTGAGACGGTAGGCGACGATTGCATTGTCGTACCGT